TGTTAAGAGTATGCAAGAGATTCAGCAAGAACAACAAGCTGCTGCTCAACAACAGCAACAAATGATGATGGCTCAACAAGCTGGTCAACTAGCTTCAGTAGAGCAAAAACGCGAACAAGCATCAGCTCAAATGATGCAACAACAACCACCACCACCACAATAATATGTCAGAAGTTTTAACAATGAATGAAACACCTGCTGATCAGCCTGAATTTAATGCTGATGAGCAGAATTCTCTTGAAGTAGCAGAATCTATTTCAGGAGAACCACAACTACTTGCAGGTAAGTTTTCAGATCCACAAGCACTAGAACAAGCTTACCTTGAACTACAAAGTAAACTAGGACAACCAAGAAATGAATCCGAAACCAGTGAAGAAGGGAAGCAAGAAGAAGCCCCTGAAGAAGTACTAGACAATCAAGAAGAGCAAGAAGAATCTAGCAAAGAAGTTCTTTCTGAACAACAAGCTGAACAATTGTTTGAAATGGTTGGCGGTAAACAAGCTTATAAATCAATGGTTAATTGGGCTGGAGACTCTCTTTCTAAAGAAGAGGTTAAAATGTATGATTCTGTTATGGCAGATGGTAATCCCAGTGCAATCTTCTTTGCAGTACAATCATTGTATAGTAAATATACGGATTCTGTAGGTAAAGAAGGTCAACTGTTGACAGGTAAAGGTTCTAATCAAAAGAATGATGCATTCCGTAGTCAGGCTGAACTTGTACAAGCTATGTCAGACCCACGTTATGATAAAGATCCTGCCTATAGATCAGACATTATGCGTAAACTAGAAAACTCTGACATCGCATTCTAATGACTGTTACCACCAACGAACACGGACAACAAAACCTTTTTGCTAAAGAACCCACCATGTACACTGACAAAGACTATACTGTGACACATAACGAAAAAGCTGAAATGCTAAACGGTCGCCTGGCTATGCTAGGTGTGATGGCAGCGCTAGGAGCGTATGCACTAACTGGTCAAATTATCCCTGGAGTATGGTAATGGCTAAACAAGGTCTCTACGCTAACATCCACGCAAAGAAAATGCGTATCGCAAAAGGTTCAGGTGAGAAGATGCGCAAGCCAGGAAGCAAAGGTGCTCCTACTGCTGCCAACTTTAAACGTGCTGCCAAAACTGCTAAGAAAAAATGATTGAATGCCCACAATGTACTGCACCTCAGCAGTACGTTCTAGAACAACTACAGACTTCTGCTGGTGTGAAAGACCGTACAGCACTAGCAGTCATTCTGGGTAACATCCAACAAGAGTCTAATTTTAAACCTAACGTATGCGAGGGTGGTGCTATCGTTCCTTATGATAGATGCCTTCGTGGTGGTTATGGTTTAATTCAATGGACATCTAAACATCGTTACATTGGTCTTGGCAACCATTGTTCTAAACGTAATGAAGATCCTAGTGGTCTTAAATGTCAAACTGATTACATGATACATGAGATGAGGTTTAGAAAAGATCTTTATGCTTTTCAAACTAATCATCAACAAGTCGGTTATTACATGAATGCTGCATATTACTGGTTAGGCTGGGGTATTCATGGTAACCGTACACAATACACTTATTCTTTTTTAACTAAACTCAAATGAAAATTCTTGCTATCCTCCCCGCAACCCTGATTGCTGCTACTCCTGTAATGGCTGGTCCTTACGTAAACATTGAAAACAATGCTGGATTCACTGGATCTGATTTTAATGGACATGTTACAGATTTCCATCTTGGTTATGAATCAGGTAATGACGTAGGTTCATACTATGTACAAGCTGGTCCTTCTATCTTTGCACCTGATGGTGGAGAAGAAGAGACAAAGCTTACAGGTAAGATTGGCGGTTCAATTCAAGCAACAGAACGTATTTCTGTTTATGGAGAAGTTGCAGCAACCTTTGATGACGTAAATGATTACGGCACTAAGTTTGGTGTTAAGTATAACTTCTAAAATTTAAACTTTTATTTATTTAACACAATGTCATACGGACAAATTGTACAAGATATTGGTGGTCTTTCTATACCTCCTCATGATTATGTAGGTATTAGTCCATCAGCAACACCAACTGATGGAACTACACCTCAAGTGTATACTTTTAAAACTGGTGGAGCAAGTGGTAATACTGTTTGCACACTATCAATTGTTTATGACGTAAGTCTAAATGTAGTATCAATTACAAAAATCTAATGTCTTTACATCTCAATCTATCCACTGGTAAATTTCTTAATAGTTCTACTTTATTTAAACTCAGCGACGCTTTACTATTAGATGTAAGCAGTGGCGAGATTGTTATGTCAAACCTGCTTGTTCCTAGAGCAGGTGTAGATTTATTTAAACTTGCTAGTCTTGATTTAAACTTTGCTCAACGTAAATCTCTTACAGATAGTGTTAGTGGCAACAATCTAATCACCTTCAGCCGTGCCAGCAGTGGGACGTATGTTGACAGTGATGGGTTGATTAAGACCAGTCCGGTTAATTTGCTTACTTATAGTGAGCAGTTTGATAGCACAAGTTGGGCAAATTCTAACTCTACTATTACTGCCAATACAGTATCTGCGCCTAATGGTGAGATTACAGCTGATGCGTTGATAGAAAATACTGCAACTTCAACTCACTTGACTTCCAGGTCAGCCTCAGTATCATCTGGCACAACATACACCTTTACTGTTCACGCAAAGGCAGACGGGCGTAGTCATGTTGATTTAAATGTTTCGGGAGTTGTAACTACCACTTGCATCGTTCGGTTCACCTTGTCAGGATCTGGTACGTCTGCTATCCGCCAAGGTTCACCTACCCCTACTCATAGTATTACTGCTCTATCTGATGGGTGGTATCGCTGTCAGCTTACCTTTACGACAACTTCTGCGGGTTCGGCAACAACTCAAATCTCGCTTGCACCAGGCACTTCTTCTTCTCCCTTTTACACAGGTGATGGCACCTCTGGTGTTTACATCTGGGGAGCCCAACTAGAGGAAAACTCCACCGCCACTGACTACATCCCAACAGGTGCAACGATTAGTGGTGCTCCACGATTTGACCATGACCCAGTGACTGGTGAGTCCTTGGGGTTGTTGATTGAAGAGGAACGGTCAAATTTAGTTGAGTATAGTGAGCAGTTTGGAAACTGGGTAATGCCGTCTACAGCTATAGGAAATACTACGACTTCTCCTAGTGGAGGCACCGCAGTAGGAGTAGATTCCACTACTTGTTCAACTATTACGGTAACAGATCCATCAAGCATTACATTCTCCTGCTATGCAAAAGCTGGATCTAGTGATTATGTTTACCTAAGAACTGTTAACTGGGGCACGTTGGCTAGAGTATGGTTTAATTTGGCTGATGGATCTACAGGGTCAGTCTCTTCTCCCTCTTCTAACATAACCAACGTCACATCTACCGATGCGGGTGACGGTTGGTATAGGATCTCTTTTCAGCTTGATAGCACGGGTGACAATGTTGGTAACTTACAAATAACGGCAACAGACGCTGATCTGAATATAAATCAAGTTGGGTATGTCTTTGCCTGGGGCGCACAAGTCGAAACAGGATCCTTCCCCACCAGCTACATCCCCACAACCTCCAGCGCCGTAACCCGTGCCGCTGATGTTGCAAGTATTGAAGGGACTAACTTCAGCTCTTGGTATAACCAAAGTGAAGGGACGGTGTTTAGCATTTCTTCAAGCGTCACCAACCTGCAATCAAGCGTTGGAAGAAACCCTTACCTTATCTACCAAGACGACAGTAACCGCCACGGTTTTGGATATAGGTCTGGCGGTTTTGATAACTTCGTACATAATACATTTGCAGGCGGTTCACGACAGTTTTCACCAGTAGATGCGGGCGACCCTACATATACAAACGATAAAACTGCTTACAGTTATTCAAATACTGGCGGTTCGACTGTGCATAACTCCCAAGAGTGGAGTAGTAGCACTTCTGATTTATCCGTAATTAATCCAACTATTCTTTATATTGGAGGTACTGCATATCTAAACGGCCACATCGCCCGCCTTGCATACTTCCCGACTCGTAAGACTGATCAAGAACTAATCACGATTACTGACGGCACACTAGCCCCTGCAATCATTACCTACGGCATCACAAGTGCTGGTGGTACGTTTAACCTGAGGTCTACAGGTACTGTTGACTATGCGGTAGATTGGGATTCAACAGGTGGTTATGAAACGAGCACGCTTAACACGTTACCTCACACCTATACGGCTGGTGATTATGATTTGGTTGTTTACAGTGATGGGGTTTATAGGCCGTACTTCAATCTAGTAACCGCTGATGCAAGTCAGATTACTTCTGTTGCTATTGGTAGTGGAGCTGATTTAGGAACTAACTTGGATAATGCTTGGTACGGTGCAAATAACATGGCAACGTTTACCTGTCCGTTTAGTGTGACAAGCTCGGTCGCAAGCTTTATTCAAGCTTGGCGCGGCTGCTCCAGCCTAACCACTTTCCCATTATTAAATACGTCTAGTGGTACAAACTTTGGTAACGCTTGGTACAACTGCACCAGCTTAACTAGTTTCCCATTATTAAATACTTCTAGTGGTACAAACTTTGGTGGCGCTTGGTACAACTGCACCAACCTAACCAGCTTCCCATTACTAAATACTTCCAGTGGTACAAGCTTTTCTAACGCTTGGCGAAACTGCATCAACCTAACCAGTTTCCCATTATTAAATACTTCTAGTGGTACAAACTTTAGTCAAACTTGGAACACATGCTCCAGCCTAACCAGCTTCCCATTATTGGATACGTCTAGTGGTACAAACTTTAGTCAAACTTGGAACAACTGCTCCAGCCTAACCAGTTTCCCTGCCAACATGTTTGACACAACGGGAACACTTATTGCTACTGCTTTTAATAAAGCTTGGTTCGGCTGTGCCCTCACAGCACAATCAATCGAGAACATCCTTGTCTCACTAGATACTAACGGTGCTACTGGTATCACACTTAGTATCGACGGTGGCACTAACGCAGGTAAGACCACTTGGTCTACTGCTGCTAACACTGCCTACGATAACCTTATCGTAAAAGGTTGGACCATTTCCTTCAACGCTTAATTAACTATGGGACCATTTACTGAAACAAAATGGGTCGTTTGTCACGGACCTGAAGTTGTTCACTTCACCGAGCTTACCGCTGGATCCTCAATGATGACTGGACAACCTAACTGTGAACACTTTGATACCGAGGAGGAAGCTGTAGCCCGTGCT